ACACGCGAGCGGCTGGCCATGTCGGCGTATAGGCCAGATAATTCGTAGGCGCTGCCACGTGTTCGAGTAGATTTATTGTAGACCAGTTCGGAGGTGGCTCGTTCGTCGTCGCCTCAAACCACGAATCAAACAGGCCGTTCGTGCAAGCGTTCGTGGTGCAAACCCAGTTCCCGGCGTGTGTAGCAATCCACGCCTTACGCGCTTGCAGATTGCTCACGTAGTCAGTGTGCCAATAATACGATGGTTGCGTAGGTGCGGCCCCGACCACCTGGGTGCGCTCCAATTGCGCGAAATAGAGTTCCCACATCGCCACATCCCGGCCCCGCAAG